TGCCGGCCGCCCAGTTGGCGCCCGAGACCGTGATGGTGCCGGCGTTGATGTCGACGGCCGAAACCGTGACAGTGCCGGTGCGTACTCCGTTGGTTCCCGTGCCGTCATCCAGCGACGTCTGCAGGATCTGGCCCTGGACGAAGTTGAAGATTTGGCTCGGGTTGGCCAGCGTGATGGTGGACGAACCGGCAGGGTTGGAGCCGGCCGAGATCTGGCCGAACGAACCACCGCCGTCGCCGAACAGGTCGTTGCCGAGCGTCTGGCCGACGCCGATGAAGGCGCCGTCGAACTCGGACACCATCGCATCGACGAGGGCGTTAGCGTCGCCCTTCGAACGGTCGATGGCCTCGCCTGTCACGTTGGCCGACGCGTACGTGTTCTTGTACGAGCAGAGCCACTGGTTGTAGACCGACGCGTTGCCGGCCGTGAAGGCGACCGAGTCGGTGTGCGACACGGACGTCGGAATCGCGGACCGGATGGCGCCGACGTACTGGTAGCCTCCGTACTGCGTGTCCTTCGGCATGATGCCGAGGAGGCTGGACTTGAACGCGAGCGTCTCGATCTTCTTCAGCGTGTAGCGCTGCTTCAGAATGGACGTGGCGGCTGTCGTATCGAAGTTCAGACCTATTTGAATACCCTCCGTTGCGGGGCAACAGCCCACAGAAACGTGTCATTGCCCACGGTGTACTTTGAGTCATGAACCTCAGCGAGAGATTCTGGAACAAAGTCACTAGAGGCGGCCCGAATGAATGTTGGCTGTGGACCGCCTACGTCGCCAAGAATGGTTACGGAGACTTCCAAGCCGGCCCAAGAGGAGGATGCCTGATTGGTGGACGCACAATCGCCACCATTCAAAGTCACCGGATGGCTTTTTACCTCTCGCGAGGTTATTGGCCTATCGAATGCCGCCACATTTGTCCTGGTGGAGGCGTTCGCCGGTGTTGCAACCCTAGACATCTGTCGGATGGCACTCGACAAGACAACTGTTGGGACACGGTCCTTCAAGGCAGGAACCGCCCGACTGGCCGAAAGCTTCTGCCAGATCAGGTTCGAGAAATTCGCGCTTCGTCCGACAGCATTGAGGAGATCGCCCGCAAATACGGGATCGACCGCCACACGGCTTGGGACGTGCGGAATTCCAAGACTTATCGCAACATCGAGTGACACGGAGAGAGCCCCTTGCTTTTTGGGACTCCCACCGAGTCAAGCCTCACTTCGCCATATTCATTGACCTGGCGTACTCCGCCATCACTTTCTTCTGTTCGCGGTCAGAAAGTGAATCGAAGTTTTTCGGCCAGGTGAACTTTTGCTGCGCGAGCTTGTTGGTGAGAGTCTTGATTGCGGGCTTCTTTTCGGGGGCGCCGCTCACGTCGTTTTCTTTCGGGTCGGAAGACTCGGAGTCGTCGGCTGGCTTTGCGGTTGTCGGAGCAGCCGGGGACTTCTTGCCTTTGGTATGACCGGCCCACAAAGATTCCAACACGTAGAATAGATGTTCGTTCGGGATGGATTTGGGGTCGATATTCTTGCCGGTGGTCGGGTCGATTTGCTGCGACAGCTCCCATAGCGTCTTGTACGCCTGGTTGATGAGCACCGGAGTCGGCACCTGAGAGATTAGCGGATACTTGTCCGCATGCTTCTCGAGTTCGGCCACGAACTGCTTCTCAGCGTTCTTAGCCCCTTGGATCTCGCGCTCCTGCTGCTCCTGCTTCTCTCGAGCCTCGCGCTTCTGGCGTTCGGCGGCCAGCTCCTGCTGCAGCTGCTTCAGCTCGCGATTCGGGTCGTTCTGGTCGATGAACGACCGGGCCAGCTGCTCCTCGGTCATGCCGAGCATTCGGAGCGCGGCCTTGGGATCCGCGTGGACGGCCTGTTGGAACTGCAAGAACTGATGCTGCGACATTTGCAGCTGCTCTCGCAGGGCCTGGTTCTCGCGTGCGATCTGCGCCGCTTGGGCCGCAGTGCGGTCCTTCTCCTGCAGGATCTGCCGGTTCTTGGATGCCCCTTCCCGGGCCTTCTTGGCGGCTTCCTTCGCCTTGGAGAGCGGAGGCGTCTCTTCTGCCGAAGCGGCACCCTCCACTTCAGGGGGAGCCCCCTCTGCGTTGGCTACTCCAGGCGGGGCGGCGGTGTTTTGTGCGGGCGGAGTGTTCGGAGTCTGTGGCTGTGCTTGCGGAGCAGCAGAAGCTTGCGGGGCTGCGTTTGCCATGGGTGTCTTTCGGGGTTACTGTACTCCAGTTATCGACGAGGCATTCTGACGTGCGAGTTCTCGCTGGATGGCGATTTGGGTTCGGTTCTCGAGCTGTTGCTCAGGAGACGGAGGCCCTCCCGGTGGACCGCCCGGACCAGCAGGACCCGCCCCTGGTCCCCCAGGAGGCGGAGCGGCAGGATTGGCGGCAGCCTGCTGCTTTTGCAGGTCGTCGAGCTGGCTCTTGGCTTCACTCATCCACCTTTCAATCATGTCGAGCTTGTCTTGAGGCACGTCGTCCAGCCGCGCCTTCAGATAGCATTGCTGCATTATCTGAATGCTCTGCGGCAGATTCATATAGATCTCGGGACCGAAATACTCGCCATCGTCGACGATGCGGTCGTAAGCGCGCATCACGTTGTCGTACGAACTGTTCTGCAGCGACCCGAGAGCCTCGAGGTCTGGCATATCAAGCAGTCGCTTGCCGTCGTCCGGCGCGATGACGCCGGCGTTCATCAGGTCCTGGACCTGCTGCAGACGAGCAGCCGGGTCGTCGGCCAGTGCGTTGGTCGGGTAGAGCTTGAGGTTGAACTCCTCGTCGTCGAGGTTGGCCTCGGCCCAGCGCACTTCCTTCATCATCTGGCGCGAGCCGGTCGCCTTGACCTTGAACTTGGGGTCGATGGCCGAAGCGTCTCGAGCGAGGTCAATTATCTGCCTCGCCATGCCCATGAACCAATGTTGGTACTCGCGATAGCAGACTTCGAACCTCTGGCTCTGCGTGTCGGCGAAAACCAGGAGCGCCTTGCCCGAATTGAGGCCCGGCGGCTTCTGGCTCTGCGCCGCCATCTGCGAGATGCCGACCGACTCGAAGCCCTTCTGCACAATTTGCCACAAGTACGTGTAGAAATCGGGCTGCGCGGCCGGCGCCGTGTAGTAGGTAGGCGCCACGCCCGTGTATCGGAAGACGGAGGCCACCACGTCGTTGAGCTGGTTCGTATTGAACTCGGAGTTCTGCTCGACGAGCCAGTGACCCACCGACAGGCGCTGCGAACGCTGGATGGTCTGCATGCAGCGCCCAATTTCGACCTGGAGCGGCGCCAGTTCGTCCGCGAGGCCCATGCCCCAAATACCGACGACAGGCTTCTGTCGATATAGGATGGCGAACGGGAAGTAGTCTCGCGTCCATTCCTCGTCGAGAAGAACGCACTGGCCGATGGCGATAGTGTGCCGACCGTCCTTGGCGCCCTCGTGCGATGGCAGGTGCCAGCCCTCGACTACGACGACCTGATCCAGCAGCTGCGTTCCTATATCCTGCCCGGTGCCGTAGTTGCCGGCGTCCGTAAAGCTCGAGGAACTGGCGACCTGGATCTGCTCGGCCAGGTCCGGGTACAGCTCCATGAGCTGGTACCGGTCGTGGTATTTGAAGTGGTACATCGTCTGCGGCTTGCCGTAGAACGCGTCCTGGTCGTCCACCAGAAGCTCGAGCGGCATGACGCGGTCGGCACGAATCCGAGGCGAAGGACCGTCCGTATCGAGGTAGAGCTTGACGATGCCCATACCCCAAAGCGCCGAGTCCTGGACGATGAGCGGCGCCAGCTCCTGAATGTCGATTTCGTAGAAAATCCCGTCCAGGAACTTCTCGACGAGCTTGGCCTTGCGCTGCAGGGACCAGTCGCCTCCGCTCGTTTCGAGGCTTACCTTGGGCCGGTCCTTCGTGATGAGCGCCGTATACGTGTCGATCACTGCCTTGACCAAGTTATAAGTCAGGCGATTCATCTTCTGCGTCGGCGTGTGGTGCCGATACAGACGCGGCGTCAGGCCGAGGATAGGCGTGTTGTTGTACAGGCGCGTGGCCGTCGCCATTCCGAGCCGGTTCGGCTGCAGAGCCCGGTAGATGTGGCCCGCCACGTCCATCATCTTCTCGGCCAACTCGAGAGGCTTCTCGGCCGTCCACCAACGCGCAGTGCGAGCCGCGTACTGCGAGGCTTCCGACGTAGTGAGCGGCATCAGCCAATCCCCAGGTCTTGCTTAGCGGCACGGACCGCCAGCTGGTAATCGTCGAGATCTTCTTCAGGCGGACGCTGCGTGTCGTCCTTGCCGTTGCTCGGCCTGAAGCCCGGCTGCACAATGATTTCGAGTCCCTCGCACTTGAGAGACACGATGCCCTCGCGGCGCATGACTGCAGCGTACGCGGTGATCTCTTCAGGCGTTAGCATCCAATTGAAAGGACGCCACAAAAAACTTATGCCTCGAGGCCCCAAACGGTCCAGCCGGGACGTGGACCTCGAGCAAACATCTCGAGATAAGGGCCCGGGCTTGTGCACTCGACGAGTGAGAAGAATCCGGGCGGCTTTCGAGAATGTCTGCTGGTTCTGGGCCAACTGAAGTGCGTACCTGACATGCGACCGAACGCGTTACCTTTGGGTCCGCCTTTTCGAGCTAAAACGATATACTCCGTGTTGGCCTGGAACCCACCGGTCCCGAAACCCGGTTTAGCCCATGCGAGCAGATGAGCTGGGACGAAGCCCCAGTCATGACACATCTGCCAGGCCCAATTCACGTGCTGAGGGAGAGCCCACATCCACAGATGCGCTTTGTCCGCAGTCTCGGGTCTGCAAGCCGCTATGTCGGACAACGACATGAGTGGGTAGACGTTGCCCGGTGCCTTTCTCTTGTGCTTCTTGAGACTGTAGGCCTGGACGACGAGAGGCTTCGAGCGCCAATCACCGACTGGACCAGGCCACGGCGGATCTGCGACCACGCATCGAGGAAGCATCAGGCCCCATTGAACGGGTCATTGGGGTCGTACTCCTCTCCGAAGGAGAGACGCTGGTCCGCCAGGACGGCGGAGCGCTGATTGTTGAGCCGCTCCTGGTCTCGCTTCCAGAACTCGGACAGGTCTTTCTCGGCCTGCTTTTCGGGCGTAAGTGTCTTGGCCGGCTTCGTACCGGGCTGCAGGTACGTCGTGCAAGAGCGCCAGATATAGAGCAAGGCGTCAGTCAGGTGATTGTCAAACCCGGGATGTTCTTTCGTGCGTTCTTCATTCCACGGAAGATTGACGATCTCCTGGAGAAGCGCTTCATTCGCGTGCCGCAGAATCTTGATCTTGCCTCGGCGAAAATCGCCATTGATAAGATCAATGTAGCCGCGTTTATTCTGCTTGTCGGCCGGCTCCACAGGCAGGTGGAATCTTCGGCGCATTTCTTCGGCGTAGCCTTTCCCGAGGCCGCCGGTGTCGCCGATTATCCGGCTGAAATGAAAAAGACTCTGCATTTCGTGCACACGATCGCCCACTTCGCTTGGGGTCAGCCCGCGCTCTTTTCCACTCAATATGACATAGCAAGTGTCGTCATTGGGCAGATAGCCGAGAAGTACGAACGCCGTGTGGTCGTCGTAGCCAAAATCCAGCCCGACCAAGTACGTCCAGCCGTCCGTGCCTTTGGGCTTCGGAAGCTCGTCTACAACGTTGGTTAGCTCATCGTACCCGCCGTACACGAGTCCTGAGCTAGCGTTGACGAACTTGCACTCGAATTCTTGCGCGTACCAGTCAGGTCGCGACTTCTGCATCAGCCGCTGCGCGGCTAGCTCGGCTGGATCGATCCGGGTGCATTGATCTGCCGATACACGATATCGAGCCCAAGTCTCTCCACCTCTTTCATGATAATCGAAGAAGTGGCCTCGTCGACCCTTTGGCGTACCGCACAAAAGCAGGGCCCCACGGGAAGTAATGAGCATGGGCAACACAGCTTGATGGAGTTCGTCAGGGACGTCTCCGGCTTCGTCTTCGATGACGATCTGCGGCGCTGAGAAGCCACGTACTGTCGCCTCCGTTGCGGGCAAGCTTACAATACGGCTACCGTTGTTGAACTCCAGGGTGAGTTTGCTCTCGCCCACGAGATGGGGCTTGATGGGCAGGTAGGCGACGCGCTCTTGGACTTTCCGGACAAGCTCGCCCGACTGGCGCAACGAGGGCGAGATAACGAGGATGAGAGCCCGCTTCGTGTAGATAGCCTTCCAGAGCGCCAGAACGGCCATCGTCGTGCTTTTTCCGCTCTGGCGGCAGCAGTTGAGCAGAACGCGCTTCGAGACGCTCCGAAGTACCTCCGCTTGCCACGGGTCGGGTTCTATCCGACACAGGCGGGAGAAAGCGACCGGATCAGTTCGTGCCAGGCGGCGGTTGCGCTCGTCCTGCGTGCACTGGATCTGGTAGAGCGTCTGCTTTCTCTGTTCGACATTCATGGTTGTGGATGAGAGCGTCGATTGCTGTCTGGTCGTCTACATTGTCCGGAATGACAGCGTCGATGACGTAGCCGCAGTCCTGACACGTGAGACGAAAGCGGCTCATGTTTGCTTCGTAGGCGGGATCCAGCCGGCTCGGAGGAAAGCTTTCTTGATCCAGTCGTACTGCTCGCCGGTGAACGTGAAGCCGCAGCCATCTTGCTTGCAGACGTACTTGTCTTCCTGCGGATCGGGCTTCATCTCGTGAAAATGCGGCGGAGGACAGTCCATTGGTCAGACCGGGGTGTTCGGGTCGTCCGCGTCTTTGAGGCCGAGCGCGGCGTTCTTGGCGGCCTGCACCGCTCGAGGGTTGAGCATCTGCTGCTTCTTGGGCGGCGGGGCCTTATGAGCGGCCGCGTCGTCCGCGACGATCATCTGCTCCACGCGAGCGGTCGGGATGCAGACCGTCTTGCCGTTGAGGATGATCTTGACGAGCTGGTTCTGCACGTCGTACTCCAGCTCGCACGGGCTGTTGGTGGACTCGGTCCTGTAGACACGCGTCCCGACCTGCGCCCAGCCGCCTTGGCCCGGGTGCTTGATCGTATCGACTAGAATCACTTCGTAGAGCTTCATGGCTTGCCTCGATAGAAGTCCACGACTGTGGGCTGGACGCCCTCGTAGCGGACGATTTGTTCACGCGGGACGCCCTCGACCTTCGTGCCCTTCTCGACGAGGAAGATGAGGTCTCGGTTCTGGATGTAGACAGGCTTATCGCGCTTCTGGTACAGGCCGTCGAGCCAAGAGCCCGAAATGCGAACGTCGCAGCCCTTGCACTTGTACACGTCCGTGCCGTCGTGCGGCGGAAGAAGCTCGTGCTCACCTGACTCGCAGTTCATGCTTCATCTCCTCTTCGGGCTCTTCCTCGGCCATGCGGTGCTCAATGTCGGCCAGCGTGCGATCTCATGACTCGTGGATGGCCTCCGCCACGCACTCAATTTCCCAGCAATGGTCCTCGCCGTGGAGCTTCTTGCCGTGCGGACAGATGATGATGGGCGGCGGACCGATGGACTGCAGGAGCGCGTTATTCTGGAACGCGGAGGCGTTGATACTCTGCTGGCTGTAGCGCTGCTTGAGTATCTGGCTTGCCGCCTGAAAATCAAATTGAGAGCCCATTTGCTGCTGTAGTTGGTTCAGGTCGCCTGAGATTTGAGACTGGGTGAGGAGGCAGTCGCCGATTCTGTATCGCTGGTTCGCTTGGGCCAGCTGAGATTGCTGACTGCTAGCATTTGCTTGGCTAGCCCCAAGTTGCGCACTCCCTTGCGAACGTAGACAAACTGAAGCACATCCGAGTTGGCGACAAGCCAGCCCATTATCGCATCGTCGTCGTCTGGCAAACAGGCCACCACAATCTTGGTGTTGTTGAGAGTTAGCAGCGGCTTGATTTTCTCCTTCTCGTCGTGCCATTTGCCCGCCTGATCCCTGTACTTGGAACGAATCCAAGTATCGATGATGTAGCCGTAGTCGGACGGCCACCCTATGCGAAACCTGCAGCCGTGAGCCTCAGCGGTCATTCTTGGACCGACAAGTGTCTGTCGATTTCTTCGAAAAGCTGGTCACAAAGAGCGTTAGGGTCTTCAGGCATCTCGTTCTCGTTTGGCCAGAGTTGCGCGGCCACGTTCCTCACATACTCATGAGCATCCGCTTTCTCGGTCGGAAAGGACGCGAAGTTGTGATGCTCAGTGAATTTCTTTGTATATCGCTGCCGGGCGACAGCTACAATTGCGTCGAAATCCAGCTTCATCAGTTTGCTCCCGAGTGAGTGTTTACCGAGATGTGTGTAGCCTGCACGGATTTCAGAAGCTCTGCCTCACGCTTGGCAAGCTCCTCGTCCGAAAGCTCCATGAGTTCCGTACGAACGTCAATTTGCTGCGGGGCGTTGACTCCCCACAGGTCGGCCTGAGCGTGGATGGCCTGGACGACCGCGCCCCACTTTCTGTCCTTGGCCGCCTCGTGAGCGACATGCTGCAAGGACGCGGCGATGACGAGCCGGATTTCGTCTTTGTCCTGCGAAATCAGGAACCGCAGGATACGACTCGCCTCGGCCGCGTAGTCTCGCATGTGCGTCGGCGAGATGTGCCAGATTTCGCAGTACGTCCTGGCCTGCGCTGGACCCCAAACGCCCTGGGTCATGCACCGAACGATTTCGGCGATCTTCTTCTCGCGCGGGCTCGGGGCGGATGTCTTTCGGTTTGCGCGCTTCGCTTTCGGGGGCGCCATTCGTCACTTCGCTTTCGGGGGTGTTACTTTGTACGTCGCTAGCTCAACGGGCCATGTCAGGGTTTTCTTCTGGTCCCAGTACGACCTCAGGATGTCGGACCATAGACGTTGCGGGTGCGTGCCATGCAGGTACTTGAGCTTCGCTCCTTCCAGTTCATCGAAAATTGAAAGTATGCGGTGCCGGACGTTGACCTGGAGCATGCCCATGGAGCGGCCGATTTCGGACTGCGACTTTCCACGGAACGACTCCCTTATCATACGGAAGTCGCGCGGATTTTGAAACACACGCTCCAGTTGGAAGTCGAACTCCTCAAGCGTGATGTACTGGAGCTTCGCCAGACAATCGAGCCTCTGGCGCAATTTCTTGAGTCGATGGTGGACCGAGTGCTGCCGGCACCCGCAGGATTTGGCAATCTTCTCTTGCGACATGCCCGAACACCGAAGCCTGCCCATATAGACCTCGATGGGCGGCAGGAACGAGTCGTATTTATTGAGCTCGGCCGTACTGAACCTAGAGTCGGGCATAAACGCCGCGCTTGATCCGCCGGAGCTTGCCGTCGTCATACAAACCCGTACAAGCGTAACTCGCCGTCGAACGCTT